TACGGCCCTATAGTGGGTTGCATACGATTGCTCCAGTACACTTACGAGGTTCTCCATGACCATCTTTAACAAAATTGTTCCGGGGAAAGTTGTCAACCGGGGGATTAAGGATAACTCCGTCCCCGACTATGTCGTCAACTATCCTGTCTACCCGCTGCACGCGCCGGTCATCTCGATTGTCACTCCGAAAGGTGAACTGGCAAGCGAGAAAGGCACGCAGTGGATCTCTGTCAGCGACTTCACCGCGATGTTCGGCGATGTGATGGACTACAAGACTCCGTACTACAACCCAACGTCTTTGCTGATCCAGCAATTGACTCGTGGTGGTCAGTCGGTGATCGGTATCCGTCGTCTGTCGGCGAACAACGAAGTGTCCCGCGTGGCCTTCTCCGCTTTCGTTCAACAGGTCCAAGTGCAGGATTACCAGCGTGACCTCGCCGGTAATTTCAAGCGCGACCCTGATACCGGTTTGAAAATTCCGAATGTCGGTGTCACCTACCCTGGCCTGAAAGTTGTCATCCGTCCGGACGACACTGCCAAAGCTAAAGGCTACGGCAAGTTGGTTCACCGCGTGATCCCGGGTACCCCTGCTGACGGTCAGACTCCTGCTGTTCCAGAAACCCTGGTTTACCCGCTGTTCGAGTTGGCTGCTGGTGTGGGCGATGCCTACAACGCCGGTGGTATCAACATGGGTATCAACAACAATACCCTGAACTGGCGTTCGATCTCCGCCTTCGTTAAATCGACTGGCGTGTTCCCGTTCGACCTGCGTATGTTCACCGACTCGGCCACCGGTGTTCGCACCTACGCCAAGACCACTGACCGGAAAGAGACAGCAACCTTCACGCTGTTCCCAACCGAAGCTGGTGGTGAGCAGTTCAGCGTTAAGCGCGCTGTCGGTGCCTTCACCGGTACCAACGTCAACCGCAAGATCGTCCCGATCCCTCAGCCGTTCAAAGACGCCCACGTCTACGCGGATGACATCGACACGCTTTGCCAACTGATGTACATGGTTGAGAAAGACGTGAACGAAAGCCTGGTTGAAGTGGGTGCTCGTCCATACCAGCAGATGAACCCGTTCACCGCTACCAACCACGTTGGTGCTCCGTACTTCGCCATCCAGACCGACGACGCCACTCTGTGGGATCTCAGCGGTGCTGTGAAAGCGGCTTACGGCGTGAACCCGTTCTACCTGGCCAACGGCGACATGCCTGCTGGCGTGACCCCAGTTGTTCCGAACGACCCGTTCGGTCTGCTGGCCGACACCAAGTTCCCAATGACCACTGGTCAGGCATGGGAAGTGACCAACAGCTTGATGGCTGCGGATCTGACGACTTACGTCAACGGTTCCGAGATCAAGAACTACACCCGTAACCGCCAGTCGGTTTTCTGGGACGTTGGTTACACCAAAGAAGTTAAAGACATCGCTGCTCAGTTGCTCGGTCAGCGTAAAGACGTCTTCTTCTTCGGTGACGCAACTGTTTGGGAACCAGGCACCCCGAACGACCTGGGTACTGTCTACTCCCGCATGGCATCGCTCGTGGCTTCGCTGCGCCTGACGCCGGAATCGGAACAGTGGGGTACTCCGACTGTGCGTGCGTCGATCAACCTGATCGAAGCGAAACTGATCAACGAAGTGACCGGTGGCTACTTCTCCGGCAACCTCGACCTGGCTTACGCGTTCGCGCTGTTCGCCGGCAACAACAGCGGTATCATCACTGCTTCGGCTTCGCCGGACCACGGTGACAACCGTATCCTCCGCACCATGCACTCTCCGAACATCGAGTTCGAAGAAGACGACGTGGCCAACGACAACTTCGAGAACGGCGCGATCACTCTGCGTCCGTACGACGTTGAACAACTGTATCGCCCAGCTCTGATCACCGTTTTCAACAACGTTGACTCCGTGCTGAAAGATGCGGTGACCGCGTTCCTCTGCGTGTGCATGGAGAAGATCCTGCAAGACGAATGGAACACCGTCTGCGGTGACACCTCGATCTCGGCCGCCAGCTACGCTGCGCTCGTGAAAGACGGTGCCGAACGTAAGTGCCGTGACCGCCTTGGCGGGCTGGTGAAGAACATCACCGTTCTGACTTCCTACGACGAAACCCGTCCTGGTGGTCGTGCTGTGATGAACGCCATCGTGAATGGCTACTTCAACAAGGGCAAGTACATGATGAACCTGGATCTGTTCGCCTACAACGAACAAGATGCAGCCACTGCTTAAGGAGTAATTCATGGCTACCACCCCAATTCCGGGCACCTCCGCTGGCGGTTCTTCGCCGGCAACGAACTACCCGCACCGCGACGCGAACACACTGCTGCCAGAGAGTGATGCCTTCGTCCAGGCGCTGGACCTCGCCAAACGTCCTGTCATCAACGCCGAATCCGGTGGCATGTACGGTTGGGCAGGTAACGTCTTCGAGTACATCAGTGCTCAGCCTCACGTTTCGCAACAGAGCTGGTGCATCATGCTCAGCACGCCGATGATGTTCTCCCGCCTCCCAGGTGGCGATCGTCTGCACGCACTGTGCAAAGCGTTCTTCGAGAACCGCTCGCAGTCCTTCGAAGGTCTGCAAGATCGTACCGAACACGCCTTCGGGCGTATGGAATGGACTGGCCACGTCATGTCCATCCCTACCGGCGCGACTCGTACCCTGGGTAGCGTGACTCATACCGTGATCGACGTAGAAGGTGAATCTTTCACCAAGCTGCTGAAGATCTGGGGTCAGTGGGGCGTGATGGATCCAGAAATCATGAACGCCAAACTCGTGATCCTCGACGAGCCAGGTGACATGCTGCTGGACGAAGTGTCGGCTGCGGCTTGCTACTTCGAACCAACTCGCAACATGCGTGACATTGCTCACGCCGCGATCGTTGTTGGTATGATGCCTAACGGCACTGTGCCAATCGAGTTGAAGCGCAACAAGGCCGAAGAGAACACCATCCGCACCATTCAGATGGAGTTCACCGGTGTTGTTGAATTCGACACCCTGGCAGTGAAGCAAATCGCTCGCGAAATGCTGGCACTCCTGCCGCTGTACAACCCGGACGCTATCGACGCGCCTGAGGGCTTCAAGTCTCGCACCTCGACTCTGGAAGCGCTGACCAACGCCGGTACCATCGAGCGTATGACCACGCAGAAAGAATCCGTGAGCGAAACTGCTTCTGGCCAGTACATGGGCTAAGTAGCGAAAGCGGAATAGACCCCTACCCCACGCCCCTTATGGAGGCGTGGGGTAGGGGGTATTTCTGCGCTCTTATAAAGCATTAAGGTCGTTTGTCCCTTCTACGGTCTTCCGTATACAACACGCCTCGAATGCACGTAAGGGCGTAGTTATTCATCAGCACCACCTGCCTGAAGACTTCCAGGTCTTTTGAGTGGGACTTGTTCTTGCCGTCAGTCGGGTTGGCCCGCATGATAAACTTGTAAACCTGTTGGTCAGTGTACCAGCCTGGGAAGACGATCTCCCAACCATCCGCTTTTCGCAGTATGTTGGGATACTCCAGACTCCAATCCCTGGTAATTCTGACGCAACCCGCGTAGATACCCAACTTGTAGGTAAACACCATACCGTTGACGGTTCTCTCGACGTGGTAGGAGAACGCTCGACTTTCCATCACTCGTTGGATAACCAGAATGATTAGCACCGCATAGATAATCAACAGTGCAAAGTTAACTCCGATATCGTACGTAGTTTTGGACATATTGGGCCTCCTAAGCGAATATGTGCTTAGCGTTTTGGTTAATGAGGTTCTTGATGAGTTCTTGGTTTTCAGCTATGACGTTGAACTTATGAATTTCCTCTCGATACACCTCCTTAGCAACTTGGGATACTGCATTCCAGATGCTTCCTTTATAGCCGTAACGGCCGGTGAATTTAGCTGCTAATGAGTTCACCCACTCTTCAAGATCAATGGGGTCGTCATTATCAACCGCGCTTGGGTCTTTGTTCGCTTTGACAAAGACGGTTACCAGCTTGGCTGGATTCGGATACACGACATCGACAAGGGTCCTGACGTTGTGCACAAGAATGGTAATACGAGTACGGTCCGACAACTTCATGCTGTGCGGGTATACCGGTCGACAGCTACGACTGATGAACCGCTCGTCAACGGCATTAAAGAACCCGGGTGCGTGTTGCTTTAAGAACGGGTAGGTTAAGCCAGGCGAAACTTCATAGGGGAACTCAGCGGAGTAAGCGTGTCCGGTTTCCATCAGGAAAACAATGGCATACGCGATGGATAGCTCGTCCTGAGTCAAGTCCTGTCGGCTCGAAAGCTGCCGAGTAAGCCTTATAGCATTGAGCAAAAACACATGGTCATAGTCGCCCATTTGAACTTGTCGCAGGTGCTGAAACGCCGCAATAACAAAGTTCATCGGAAGGTAAGGTCCGGTTATGGATAACAGTTCCGAGAAGGTCTCGAAGTCCTTTCGATCACTACTGGTCAGGGGCATAGTAAATCTCCCACAAAAAAATAAGAGAAGAAGGGGAGGGGCGAAACCGCCCCACCTCTTAATCAACTTCGGTCATATTTTCAAACAGTTCGTAGTCGTCAAACTTTGAACGCATCGACTTGGGGTCGCAGTTCTCGTAAGACTTCTCAACACCACCAGACATGATTTGCAGGTAACCGGTTTTCGATCCCTGCTTGTCCATGAAGCCAATGTTGTAGAACTTATCTCCGTCCGTAACATACATCTCACGGCTCAGAGAACCTTCTTCCTTGGACATCCGACCGGAGGTGCCGAGGTTGTTGGAACGTTTCATGATGGTCACATCCGGTATATCCAGATTCTGGCCGTAGCTGAATGTGAACACATCAGTACCTGGGTTGTGCTCGACCAACACATGTTCCCCTTTAGGCAGGTCACATACGAAGACCACTTCATTACTTGCTGCGTGTGCGGTACCCAGCATCAACGACACCAGTACGAACAGACCTGTTACATATTTCATGCGTTAACTCCTTGTGGGATGCGTAGATCCTTTCTTATTTGAAAGGTGGTTTTATTTACGAACTGTTGGAATTCCGGAATGCCTTCTTGTGCCACGCGAGCTGCGAGTGCATCAGCAAACAGAACGAAAGCCTTCAGGATATCGCTATCCCGAAACCACGCGTTGTCGAAGATGAGGAACTGATTCACCACAGGGCAAATAGTTCCAACCGTCTTGTCACCGCGGTGGATCAGAATGGTTGGAACCGCCGTTGTGAAACTCCAACCCTCGTGTTTAAAACTTACACTGAACCCACGTTTAGCTTGGGTGTTTACTTCCGTTGCCAAGGACATCAGGCAAGCGTGATGTGGTGCGAACATAAGGCCTCCTTATCAAGCGGCGAGTTTACCGTTGAAGTCCATGCCAAAATTGAATGCCTTCTTGTGCATAAAGAAGTCACCAGTCAGTTTCTTTACCGAACCAAATGTACGTTCCGACGGGGTGATGTAAACAGCACCGGTCCGCCAGAAGCCATCGGGGTCTTGACGCGGGATAACAAAGCCAACAGCCTTGCCACCTTTAACAAACACATACAGCTCGTGGAAGTGACGGATCCAAGAGCTGACGTCGCCTAACCAACGATCCTGTTTGGATTCGTCAATCAGCCATTTGTCAGCTTCTTCGCCACGCCTAATGAAGCCAACTTCAGTCTTGTATTCCATGATTAATCTCCTGATTAGTTAAACTGCCTTTGATCCCAAAGGCATTTGTATTGCTTACTAACCGGGTAATATAGGTCTGAGATCGAATGTAAGTTAAATTCCGACAAAACAAATAAACCGTGTAATAACCTCCTACCCGTAATGGGTAGGAGGTTATACGGCTTACTTAGTAGTGCGCGGTTGATTGGTGAGGAGGGCGATGCGCGTTACTGAACAGTTCCGCCTCTTCAGCCTTTTCCATTGCACGAGTCTTCACCCGACGATGGACAGCCATCACACGTTCCAGCCGGGCCATGTGGTTGCCGATGTTGTGCGAAGAGTTGTGCTGGCTTACTACCCGAGTCAGCACTTCCAACGTTACCAGATCACCGGCCGCAGCACCGATGAAGAAGTCGAGGGATTCCGGTGCGATCACATCGAGACTGAATGGACCGTGACCCAGCGGATACATCTCAGTGACGGCCACAACACCTACGCGCGTACCGACCATGATGATGCGACGCCCATCCTCGGCCTGCGACTTACACACTTCACCGATCTCCATCGGGTGATGGATGATGGCGAAGATGTATTTATCACCTTCGTCTTCCACAACCCAGTCTTCACTGAATGGAGTGAAGTCCAGAATCTTGGTGAGGGTGTTAGTGAATGCATCTTGCAGCTGGCGTTCGTTGAAAGCTTGTTGCTGTACTGCGGTCAAATCGTTCATGCCGTCAAATCCTGTACAAGAGTGTAAGAGTGTTAGGGAGGATTAGAACTTTACAACATTGGTCAGTTGACCGCTGCTGAATGGGAAACCTGCTTGCTCGGCGTTGTATTGCTCAACGCCGTCTTCTACTGGAGCACCGTGCAGCTCGATGGTGCCGCCTACCGAATTGGTAGACAGGTGAACACCACCACGGGTATCCATGTAAACCGAGTTCAAGCAGAAGTAACGCGCATCGATCAGGGCAACAACAGTTTGCTTGTCGCCTTTCTCGATGGTGGCCAGACCCCACAGCTGCATGGTCTTGCCGGCGCCGTGGTCATCGGCGACCAAACCATTAACAGCTTCAGCCGCCGCATAGATCAACGCATTACCTACTTTCAGGTTAGGGTTGGTAGCAACAGATACAACAGCAACGTTTGCATTAGTCATGATTCAATTCCTTGTATTTCAGGGTAGGTAGTTTGTTATCAGTTTGTAGCGTCGTCTAACGCTTTGGTCAGACGTTCGATCACTTTGTTAACATCGGCGGTTTCGTAGATAACGAATAGCCCGCCCGGAGCGATGTCGCTATCAGCCCATGGATTGTCCGTTTCGAGGGGAAAGGAATTTCCAGTGATACCCATGTCGATATCGAACAGTTCCTCATGCCCAGCGCCAGATGCATCGGAAAGATGCTGGACCGTGGCACCAGGACCCTTGATAAGCATTTCGTACAGACCCAGTGGATACCGGGTAAACACTGTGCCCTCTGGGAGGGATTGCAGTACATCCATACCAACTACTTTCATGTTCGGTTCCTTGTTAGCGGGAAGTCAATGCGTTGCTAATACCGTTAGAGATGTATTGCGAACTCGTCCCGGCGTCAGTACCGGAGCAAGCTGCACAAATCCCAACGATAGCAATAACGAGACCGATGAGTGTAAGTGCTTTCATTTGCATGCTCCTAAAAGTTATTTGTATTACTTACTGAAATGGTAATATAGACTTGAAACTTAATGTAAGTTAAAAAGAAAGAAAGCAAACATAACCCTATCCCCAGCACCCGAAGGCACTGGGGATAGTAACGGGTTACTTCTTGGGTACAGACAAGTCCATGCCGAACTCGAAATGCTTCGGTGGTTCAGCAGGCTTGATGATACCCTGAGACTTGCTCAGGTAAGACGGGCGTTCTGGAGGAACAGTCTCATGGCGACGACCGAGTCCTTCCAACAGTTTAGGATCAATAACAACGTCGTTGCTCATGACACTTCTCCTGGTTACGGAAACACTTTCTTGCGGAAGTCGCTGCCGATCTTCAGCTCATTAACTTCCCTAACGATGATTTGGCCACCTTCAGGATACAGCATGAGATGAGGAACATTAGCAGCATACTTGTTGTAGCCATACTGGAAGTCCTCGCGTTGGCTGGCGGCTATAAAGCAGGAAGCAGTGATCCCGGTGTTTTTACTGATTTGGATTTTCAACCGGGTCCGGGATCGACCTGCCTCACCAGCTTTTAATGTTTCGCCGGCAATCAGGTTCTCCCACTTCCTCAGGAGAGCTGGGTCATCGTCCACCCAATTATGCTCTTCACTGAACTCATCCAACAGCTTGGTCTTCATCAAGCTTTCAACGACGTGGAAACGGATACCGTCATCCAGTTCATTGACATCAATGATGTGCTCGTAAATGCGGTGACCGGAATACCAGAAGGGATGACCCTTGCTGAAAACCTCCGGCATGATCTTCGACGGAATCGGATCAAAGAAGAAGGAGATGTGGTCCATGTAATCTTCGGATACTTTAACGCCCTCCAAAGGTTTAGACCCAGAAGCGCGTCGAGTTAGGAGGACGTCGTACTGGGCGTCGGAATAGTGATACAGTTTCATGGTGTACTTGCTCGAATTAGGTTGTCGGTCGTGGGATCATGAGGTTCTTGATCTTCATCAGGGTAGGGAGCATTTGCGCGAACACTTGATCACGCGGTTGGTTGGCGTCGACTACAAGGTAAGACTCGGGTTTCGCCTTCGCTTGGTCCAGGTAGGCCTCACGAGCGCGCTCATAGAACGGAAGCCCGAGCTTGTCGTACTTGTTCACCTCGTCGCGATCTTCGCTCTGCATGCGCTCTAGGAAGGTCTCAGGAGGACCGTCCATCAACAGCGTCATATCAGGGTACATGCCGATCGCCAACTCGTGAATACCACGCAGGGTCTTTTGATCAACACCCATGCCAGCGCCTTGATAAGCGATAGTGGTGTCGAAGAAGCGGTCACACAGAACAACCTTACCTGCTTCCAATGCGGGACGTATCTTCAAAGCGACATGCTGAGCACGAGCAGCGTTAAACAACAGCATCGCTGCAACAGGATCAACATCTTCCTGAACACCTTCAAAGCCGTGACGCAGACCTAGGCGGATGAATTCAGCCAGATCAGTGCCACCGGGCTCACGGGTAACAACGTGCGGTACTTTTGCTTCATCAAACCAGCGACTGATGCGAGTCACCGTGCCAGACTTACCAGCGCCATCAATCCCATCAACTACAAGTAGCAGGCCCTTCATGCTCTTTCCTCTTTGCTTCGCGGAGTTCTTCTTTTGTCGGCAATTTCGCCATCAATTGAGCCGACCTAATAAGATCGCTGACTCGGTTAGTAATGTCGTTTTTGATAGCGCTTACGTCACGAGGACGAATGAGAGTACGACCTTTACAGAAGAAGGGAGCTACAAGGTTCAGTATTTCACGAGTATGAGGTGTATCTTCGAGCTCAACATCCTGAGGAAGGAGAGTACCAGAACAGTAACGGCCCAGCCAGCTGGCCTCTTCAATGTTGAAAACGTATTCCCTCTGCGAAGGAATGCCCGCCGCTTTCCACTCATCCACCTTGTGTTCAAAAGGAACGTGGGTGACAGTTAGGTTAGACCAGTTGATATACCCCGTGCCGTTAGGAATGAGGAGTGGTTTCACTTCATCAATGATCGAGTCGTAAATCACACTCTTTGGCATGTCCCACAGCGGAGCACGGAATTCAATCCCGATGTTGTCAGCGTTGCTCAGAGGACCGATGATCTTAGGCAACTTCAACAGCTGCTGGTATTCATCTTCCGTGAAGTCGACTTCGTTAAACGAGGTTTCCGCAGCGTCCTGTTTAATCCAACCGATCCAGCACGACGGAATGCTGGTGTCCATGTATTCCCGACGGATCATCAGCATACCCAAGACAGCGGCGAACTGTTGAGTCACGTCAAAGGTGACCACTGACCTGAACTTGTCCTGACGTGTTGGGAAAGGACAAACTGGCATGTGCATGATGTCATTGATCTTACCCTTGAACCTCTGTTTGGCTCTGGGTAGATACTCCTGGTCATCAAAGATCTTTTCATTGAACACCTTGATGATCTTCTCCATGGCAAGAATCTCACCAATACGGGTGTCCAGACTGTTATTCACGTTGATCATGCAGATGTTGACCTTGAATCCCCGTTCCAACGCCATCTGCAACAAGTAGACCGATTCGACCCCGCCACTGAATGCAATATTGACTGTTGTCATTTCTTCATGATCTCCACTACCTTGTCCTGCATGATGTCAAAGCCCCCTGACACCATAATCGAAAGAATGATTACAACGAATATTAACGAACTCCATTCAAGGAGCAGCCAACGAAATTTAGGTGGCTTGTAGCCAGGCGGTTTATTAATCACGTCCATCCCCAATCAAAAATAACCCCCTCCCCACCGAAGCAGGGAGGGAATTGAACAACAGTTACGCAGTAGCTTCGGCTGGAGCGCCCTGTGTGGACATCAACAGCTTGTGGAAGGTGTTCAGGATGTAGGCTTCCAGCGCCTTGGCCTGATCCACGATCATCTTCGACCATGGCTCGAACGGCACTTCAGGATCGTTGAACATGGCGTTGTTTTGCAGTTCGTCAACCCCAGCCCATGCAACGGCTTCGTTCTGCGGTTCGCGCATTTGGAACGAGGCGACGTCGTTTGGAGCTTCCAGTGCGTAGACCACGCCGAAGTGGATGTTGCCCACGTAACCAGGTTCCGGCTGGCTGTCCATTACGAAACCGACCTTCTGGAAACCAGTAGCGTTGGCCGCACCCAGGAGTGCTTCGGTCATGTCGTGGTTTTCACGGCTGGCCAGTTCGACTTCTTCGCCGTATTCGCGGATGTAGGAGTCGTCGATGGTTTCCAGCATGTCGATGGCTTGGGTTGGGATGATCTCGTCGTTGTCTTTGATGACGTGGTACGAAACGTCGTCACCCTCGATGTGACCACCGGCGCCCAGGGACAGCTTGGAGCTCAGCTGACCTTCGTTATTACGCTTGTTGCGTTTGTACACCGCGAACAACAGACGAGGAGCGCCTGGTACCGTGAAGTCAACCCGGTAGGTCAGACCGTAAGCAATACCTTGACGCAGGAGTTCCAGTGCGTGGTTCAGAGCTCGTACAGAGCCCATGACGCCACCGTCCAGTTGACGAAGTGCTTCGTTCAAGGGCTCTTGTTCCATGATCGTGAAAGCGTTATCAGGAGCAACGCGAGCCAGTACGTCCTTGTGAACGCCGTAGGTGAATTCGGAGTTTTTGGCGAGAGCTTTAAGAAACATGAAATATCCTTAATTAACGGGATTGATTAAGTTGTTCGATCTTTGACAGGCCGTAGGTGTGGGCTTCGTCCCAGGACATATTGCGGCTGTAGCGCATATGGATAACATACCCCAGTGAGAGCTTACCGTCAGAGGTCTGTATCTCAAAGGGCACACACTCCCGATCGGCTTGAGAACGGTACTTCCCGTAACCCAATCGCTCAAGAAGAAAAACCCGCTGCACGGTTGCAGAACCCACATCAGGGCCTTCGCCACCAGGCTGTTTACGCTTCCACACCACCCATGGATTATCGACGTAGCCCCTTTGATCGTGACCAAACGGACTAGGTTCATCTTTGTCCGGGATATAATGACCTAGGTCAGCGAGGGTTGACTGCATTGTGTTACCCATGACCAACCTGTCTTCGGTGTCGATGACGTTGGGTACCAACCTCGCATGCTGAGGGTAGATCTGTTCCAGTTCTTGTGCCGATCGCTTGGAGTCAATCACGAACTCTTCAGGCGACATCTCCTGCAACTGGATAAGGCGCTGAAGATACTCAGCGTATTTCTTATCGTCAGCAAAGGTCATGCGAAGCTTCACTTCCAGAGAGCGGACATAATCGTCCTCTGTCAGACTAGCGCGTAGCTTACCAAGCTGTGTTGGTTCACCCTCCCGCAGTTTGCTAAGAGTTGCGCTCAGGCTGATGCGACGCATCATTCGGCTGATCAAGCCACCCTTTCCTTCTGCGAGTTCAAGCAGGTTACCTTTACCATCGTGGAAAAGCTCTGGCTCACCAGTAGGGGGTCTGCGGGCTTCCAGCAAGGTGATGATCTCGGTAAGAATCCCCTCTACAAACTGGGAGTCGTAATTGCTCGCTTCACCGGTCCACACGACAGAACCCGAACGCAGGTGGCAGATACGAGTGAATCCATTACCGCCACCCATCATGCCTGGAAGGATACGGGACAAGTCACCGCCGTTCTCACAGATGGAGATCAGCTGCGTAGTCTTGTCGAAGAATGCGATGTACTTTTTATCGAGTGTAATGTAGGGTAACAAATGACATTCAAACAAACCCAGTTCTTTCAACCGGTTCAACAACTTAGGAATCAGACTTTCCATCTTGGTACTCCTTAACAATCAAAGCTTCGGTGGCCTCTAAGAGCCGTACGAATTTACTCATCCACTCGTCAGTCCGTGGGACCGCCGTCCATGAGCACCCTCTTGGGTAGAACGTGGCGATCTGGACGTACAGGGGTTTACTGGGTTTATCGATATCAAACGTCTTTATCCAGATACTGGCGGTCTTCACATTGAAGTTGAAGTTAACCTTGAAGTCGTCGACATCGTGAATTTCGTATTGCCGCTTAGGAACATCCGTCACACCCGCTTCAGTCAGTCGGGTAAAGATGTTCTCAACATGGATTACGATTGACATAGAACACCAACGAAAAATAAAGAAAGCGGACATAAGGCTAGGGTGTTACCCCTAGCCTTACTTAGCGATGCTTAACCGAACAGCTTAGCTGCCAGTTCGTGGTTGGCCTGGCGCTGGGTATCGAGCCAGCCGGCTTGTTCGCTGCTGTGAACGTAGTCGACGGCAGTGGTAGAGTGCCCGAACAGGAAATCTTCGCCGACTTGTTGACGCAGGTGATGCTGGGTGTTGATGTTGAACGCGCCCATGTTCAGGGTGCCGTCGATGGTGGTCAGCTTGTCGTTATCGGCAAACTGGGTACGGCCGATTTCAGCAGTGGCTTGTTCGGCAACAGCGCTCAGGTCGTTGAAGTAATCGACGTGAGTTTGAATCGATTCGGTAGTGACACCTTCAGGCATTTCCAGTTTCTCTGGATTGAAGGTGACGTGGTTGGTTGCTTTGTCGTAGTCGGCAAATTCAACCATGTTCTTAACAGCCAGGTCCATGACTTCACCGTAAGTTTTATTAACGCTCATAACTAACCTCTTTGTTTTGAATGAAAGGATACAATGATGTAACAAACAAAGGAATGTGTTCACTCCTCCCCAGGTATGAGCCTGCGTTGTCCTAAAAGTAATATAGGTGTGAAATATTCCAGCCCGAGCAACGTCAATTACTCGGGCTGGGCCCGGTGTTACAACAGGTGTGCAGCACCCAGCGATTGGATCGGCGCGGTGTAGTTGTAGGCCGAAGCAATTTGACGGACGCTGAAAGGACGGCTAGCCTTTTCTTGCTTGGCGGCGAACTCGATCAACCACTGCTTGAACTCGCTGGAGTAGTCGATGTCTTTCGGCAGGACTACTTCCAGGCCAGGGTACTGCTGGGAGCAGACTTCGATGGTGGTCGAAGGATCCGGATCATCTTGGTCGATCAGCAGTTCGAACACGCTGGCGTCAGGCGCAGCAGCAGCGGCCGCAGCAGTGGTCAGCTCGTCGTACAGCTTCGAGGTGTCGGCGTGTTCTTGGTTAACCTGAACAACCACGTCGAGGATGTCGAACAGATCCCAGTGGTTCATTGCCACGCCTTCGAACGCTTCGAAGTACTTCATCGCTTGGTAGAGATGAGCGGCGAAGAACTCAGGAGTAAACCCGTCAGTCTTCAGCAGGATGGACAGATCAACCGTTTGGTCGATGTACATGGTGTGAGGCTTTTCAGTCCCCACCGACAGATCGAACTGAGCGGACAGGTAGTCCATCATCAGTTTGGCGCGGGTGTCGACGTCGTCTTCCAATGCGAAAGCGATCAGTGCGTCGTCGAAGCCCAGAAGGCGGCTTGCTACAATCTTGAACAGCTCACGGTTGTTCTTGAACTCGATGGCCGCGATACGGTTGCTGATAGCAACGTTGGTTGGGTTCTCACCCGCCACGGTATCTTTGGTCCAGGCCGTCAGACGGCTACCGGTGGAGATCATGTGCAACTTGACGATCTTGGCGATGTAGATACGGACCGCTTCAGATTTCTGTGGGCTGGTGAACACACCCTGAATGAGGTGACGGTCACGGTCGTTAGCGTCGAAAGAACGATCCCATTCTTCCTGCGAGGTCCGGAACAGCGCCTGAATCACTTTGGAGCCGTTGACCACATCACGCATGTGAAGGATGAACGACTGGTAATCCAGAAAAGGAATCAGGTTGGCTTGTGGAACTGCACTCATTAAAATTCTCCTAGGAATGGTCGTGTTGCTCTGCAATATAAAGGATGCACGGTACATAAAAATAGACAAGGCCGATGGGTTGCCCCACCGACCTTATCCACCCGGGTTTAACCGAAGACGCCCAGCGAGTTGGATTGGATCAACTGGATAGGCTTCTTGACTTGCAAGCGCTTCAGTTGTTCTACCATCTCGCTAACACGGTTGAAGCTTTCCGAACCTTCGAAACGAGCCAGAAGGATTGGGTCCTTCATGTTCTTCTCGCAGGTGAAGATCACTTCGTCGATGGTGGTCGATACTTCCACCATTGGAGCACCCTGCACTTCCTGGATGTAGCTCTCCAGACCGGCGGTGAGGTGTTTGCAAGCGCGCAGTACGCCCTGCTCTACCACAACGTCGTAAGTACTGTGATACTCGACCTCACGCACCATGTCACCCATGCGTTGCGGTTTAGTCACAGAACGGAGGCTCAACGCGAAGTTGATGTCGGGGTTAGCCAACGCATCAGCCGTCCAATCCTTGTAAGGACCGAATGGAGCCAACTCAACTTCGTTGTACACCGGTGCGGAATCGTTACCCGTCATGATCCAGTGGATCTTGCGGATGTGAGCACACACGTTGGCCATCTCGATCGTGCGCAGACGGTTGATCCATTGAAAGACCTCCGTGATCTGCGTACGAACGATTTGACCGTTGATGCGTTCCATGAAGTACTGAGGAGGGTGCCCCAGCTCACAATACACCTGGCCTTCGCTGACGCGACGGTTCAGGTCACTCTCGGGAGCCATGCACTCCTTCAAGTACTGATTGAGGCGATACGAAATGCCGCCGCGGTTTGGGATGTTGAACCCACCCGCGTTCATCCGGGTATACCCGGAACCGTCGCTCATCGGCTTGAGAATGCCACGCTTGCCAGATTCGGCCAGCATGATGTTCCCAAAAGAAATGACCTGACTCATTTTGGAACTCCTTTAATGATCTCTTCGAGATCCGTGACTTTGGTGTCAGGGTTAACGATAGCCGCCAACGTGTTGTCCTGAAGATACCCGCCCAACAGCTTAGAGAAAGTACCGTCAATCAACATTGCACTGTTGTTGAGCCCCACGATCGCAGGAGGTCGACCTTCCAGCATAGCTTTACTGTGCCGATAAGCGACGTCCAAGTTATCAGGGTCCCGGAACTGCAACGAGTTGAACACACGCATGACTTGTGGACTGCTACCGACTTTACCGCCGCACTCATACTGCGCGTAGTCATAGAGGGAAGTCAGGTCATCCTTGTTCATATACCAAGGCTTTTTGGAGTACAGGTTGAACTCCAGGTAGTACTGGTGAGGTTTGTTGGGGTCTTGCAGCACATCGAGGTTTTCAATCAGGGTATCACCCTTCTGGAATTCCAAGATCAAGTACTGCACCCCTTCAATGGCCGCTTCACGGATGCTGAGAGGCACCAGTGTAATGTCCATCAAAGCCAAAAGGGGAGCGTAACACTCCCCCGGAATGACCAGCCCCAGCACAGCCGAAGTCCAGACTGTCTCCCCCACGACCGCCATACCGTTTTCCACAAACCGTTTAGGGATATGGATTTCCATTGGACGGTTAGCAATAACACTGCCGTCCTCCAGAACGGTATAAGCTTTATGGATGCGAGCATCGTCTCTGACTAGGTGGCTGATTTCCATACTGCTTACGCCCCGATGGAGTGCTTAACGATCAGTTTGATCAGGGCTGCGTGCAGACGCTGACGTTTGGCCGCGGTGTCTTCCTGCGTCTCAACAGAAACGTAGGTAGCCTCCACGATGTCAGCAGCCAGGTTGCATTCAACAGCGCGCAGGAACGCAGGCACCAGACCACCGGCCATCAGCGCTTGCAGAACCACACCGTCGTGCTCACCTTCAACAGCCAGCATTTCACCGCTGTTATCGCCACGACGAGCAGCGAGCGCACGAGATACAGCGTAGTACGCCTTCTCGTATTCGTCACCCATCTTGACCGAGAACCACTGGTCGACCATGAACTTGCCATTAACCAGGCTACCGACGCGATCGTTCAACTTCGGGGTTTCCAGCAGGAACTTCAGAGCACGCTCACGCGCAGCCTTGATGAACAGTTGCTTGGCCTTGCTGCTCAGCGAGGTATCGATGGACTTGTAGTAAGCGCCCGCCCATTCCTTCACGAAGTCAGGAGTGGTGAGTGCCGACGCAGGGTTCACGTCAACCTTGTTGAAGCGAGCGAAGGTAACAGCCACCAGCCACTCTTTGAAGCTGATGCCGTGTTCTTCCAGCAATGCCAGCGATTGCGCCGTGTAGAAGATCTGCACGTTGCCGGACATGAACTTGGCGCCTTCGTAGTCCTTGTTCGGGTGGTCGGCCAAACGGATTGGCTCGAGTTCACCGATGGCTACAACGCGGCTCTTGTAAGCAGTCGCGATCTGCTTCAAGCTGATGAGGTAACGGGTCATGCCGTTCCACAGCAGGTTCACGTACTCGCGGTAGTCCGACAGCTTACCGCCCGACAGCCACTTCACTGGGTTCTCGTCGGTAACCATTTTGGTCAGGACGACATACATCTTGAGCAGGCGGTTGATTTCCAGGCTCTTGATGACACCGAAGTTGAAGACGCTGTTCTTCACGCTGAAGATGTTCTGCAACTCGTAGATGTCGGTCACCGAGTTCGCAGCGCGCGACAAGTCGTACTCGTCGTTGCTCAGGATCTCGACCACGTCAGGGTGCGACGTGTTGACGTATTCCTTGATCTCTTCCGAGCTGGCGTAGTTGAACTGAAGACGGTTCAACGCTTCCAACGAGATGTTGGAGAAGTCCAGGGCGCTGTTCTTCACTTCGGTCGGGTAGATCTGCGACTCGAAGAACGGATCGTCAACGTTGACGAAGTTGTAGGTCATACGGCTGAAGCTCAGGTCTTGCAAGCGATCAGACGTATAAAGGAGACCCAACTCAGCAGCCAACGACTTGGCAAATGGAACGCCGAAGTCCTTGATCATGTCGAAGCCACCACGGATCACAGCAGCCAGACGGTCGCTGGTAGCGTCCATGACTTGGCTGTGTGGGGTGATCTCGCCAGTCACACGAACGATCTCGTCGCGGAAACCAGCAGGGGTGTAAGCGGCAGAACCGTAGCTCTGTTCGTTCAGACCGACGACCAGGTTCTTAACGCGGATCGGGGTATCGGAGTTGTGGGCAACCGCGATGGATTCAGCGAGTGCAAGGCTCGAACGACTGATCATTGTTTATCCCCTGTCACAGCAGCGTTGATGGCTTTGCTGATGTGTTCGTCCTGGATGGCAGGAGGCATTGGAGCGATGAACTCCAAACCAACCTTGTTGATAGTGCTCTTCACGAGTTCCACCGTGTTGGCGATAGACACCGTGTCTTGAATGAAAGTTTGCTGGTTCATGGTGAACGACCCTTTACGGAAGAATGGGATTAAGCAGCGGTCAGGACACGATTGACTGTGTCCATCCCTTTGTAATACGTGTCGTACAAGCGAGCGTTGATTTCGCCCACAGTGATCTGCCCGTCCTTGTCGTAGTCGAAGCCAGAGTTCTGACGATAGCCAGTAGCCTCAACGTCCTTACGGAAGATAACGGTATCAGCGGACAACCCAACCGCTTTCGGGTAGAAGATGGTCAGGTAGAAGTCTTCCAGCTGCGTGTAGGTCTTGCCACGCTTCGCCCACATGTCGAAGTAAGCGAACACCCACTTGAGTTGTTCGATCTGTGGCAGAACCCGCAGCGATGCGGTGGTGGTCTTGAGGTCAGCAGCCGCCATGTCGCCGAACTGGATCAAGCCGAAGTACTTGGCCCCTGCACCGTTCTGAATGGTCGGGCTGAACGTACCACCCGTTTCAAAGCACATGCAGGACATCAGCCAGTCCACAGCTTCATCAGGCCAGTTGCGGGCTTTGCAACCCGCGATGACCGCGTCCAGAAACTCCTTCGATACCTTGGTACTCCAGGCTGCCTTATAACGAGGCAAACGGTGTTGTTGGATATAGCCATCGAGTGCTTTACGGACACCCGATTTAGTGCCTTTACCGTAGACACCATCCACCTTACCGTCGTACAGCCCAGCCGCCTTCAGCAGATCCTGAATGCTTACAATGGCTTTCACCGTTGCATCACCTGGAATCGTCGAAGGAGGAATGTTCGGTAGGTCCATGCGTTTGTACGCGGTGAGCAGGGACATCATGGCGAACAGACTGCCGCCTCCCCATGCACCGTCGATACCGGAAGTGTAGAGACCACTTTCCTTCAGCATTACCTGAACGTCTTTGATACCGTTGGAGTTTCTGTAGTTCATGTTACTTACCTCGATAGATGGCGATGGCTTGTTTAGTGACCGCGATGGTGAGTTCGCAACTGACCAGCTTGTTACGGAAACTCAACACCATTCGGTTAAACATACCTTTAAGACTGGTTTTGATCAGAACTTCACGACCATCTTCGGTCATCAGGGGCTTGTGCATGATGCGACCCACTGTGCCTTTCATCTGGTTCGCGATAACGTATTTGTCCGCGTTGGTACTTGGATCCATGGACTCCACCAAGATGGTGACGAACGCTTTACCAGGCGACAGAATCGGCTTGTTAACGTTCAAGCTGTTAGACACAGCTCCCTTTACAACATCGGACCCTTCAATCTCTGCGGTTCTCTTGCGGGCTTTGTCCTGAGAGGTGATGAACTTCTTCACCGTCTCCGACATATCTTCGGGTGCAGAGTTATACACCACGTCGATTTTGATGACCTTGCCGTGATGCTTGGAACGAACTTGCCGGATACCCAGTTTGTTCATTTCCGTGGCGAGACTAACTTCAGCAACATCGCCCACCAAGTGAGCGTCTTCAACGTTGCATAAAATCGAGTCATAGTCAACAGAATCGCCCACTTTAACTTCGAGGCTGATGTTCTGTACCACGTCGATCGCGAAACGCATACCTTTGATGTACGGAGTAACACCTTCCATAGCCAGTTCTTTCGCAATGGCGATGGAGTCTTCGTACACGTCCTGGTCTTCCACCATGGCAATCCGCACCATGCGCCCTGCTTTCCAAGCCACTTGACCTGGGCAGAAAGCGTCTCGAGCAAACCACTGCTCATCCCAACCAATCACATCACCCTTATTAAAGCTATCGCCAACCTTGAGGTCAGTGATCCGGGTATGTCGATGGTATTCACCTGCTGCCTCACCGATAGCCAACCCGAGAGGGTAGACGTCAGTGGTGCCGTCCTTATACGTCACTCTGAGAGCGTCCTCAGTGACTTCTGTGACCTTGCCAGCGTCAGTAGCTACCTTGCTGTACAGATCGGACGTACGGTGCGCTACGACGTTCTCGTAGCCGGTACGGAGGATGTTCGGCGTGTAGTTCATTGCACTGACCGCCTGACTCGCTTGAGTCGAGGTAAAGGTCGAACGTTTCGGGTCATCGTGACCCACGCCGTACTGCAAGTTACCCGTAACCGATACCAAACCCGAGTTGGACGGTTTCTCACCCAGAGCGATGTTACCCCGGAAGTCTTTGATGCTAGGGTCAGAGGTCAGGTAGGTTACGAAGCCTACTTTACCGCTGTCCTTGTTCGCCTCCGAGATCTTGCCCTTGTAAGTGTCCAGCTGCTGACGAGCGCGTTTCACCATGGTGATCTCACTACGACCACCCACACCGCCGAAGGTTACTTCTTCCTGATCCTTCAACTGGTGAATCGGGTTCACCTCTTCCACCAAGTTCACCGAGGTATCGGTAATGATGTTGAGGATAACCGCTTCAGGGTTGATGTCGATGGTGTGCTTGCGCTCTTTGCCTTTGTTCCGGTACATGCGAATGGCTTTCACCAATTCCCGGTACACATGACCCGCAAACCGCTCGTAACCCACGATGCGTTGTTCTTCAATCTCTACTTCATGACGCGAGTAGTCCGTCTCCAGCAACTTCACAGCGTCGATCAGCAGATAGTGGAAGGACGTCGCATAACCCAACTTCGCCAGCTCTTCCTTGGTCACCGGGTCGATGAACAGGTCGAACAGGTTCTTCATTTCCTTGAACTGCTGAGGCTTAACCTTTGGATCGCCCATCAATGGAACCCAGATACCTTTCTCGTTGAGATCGGTGCGACTGAAGTTACTGATGTTGTTCAGCTTCGGCATACCACCGAAGATCAGGCTGGCCAGTTTCTCACGACGGTTGAAGATCAGGTACTCGTCGTTGAAAGCAATAGCGTACTCATCTTCACTGAGCTTAGGACGGGTGCCCATTGGAACAGTGCGAGTGGTCGCCTTGGTAACTTGGATCAGCTTGTCGATACCGAAGTAGTAGCAGAGCACCACACCAATCGGGAAGTGATACCCGCTGATGTTGATGACCGCGTACTCGATAGGCGCCTTGGCCAAAGACACACCGCACAGACCCTCTAGGGTGCCCATCTCGGTGTCGCCGTGGTAAAGGTTACCGTAACTGTCAATCCACAGCGGCTTGCCCGCCTTAACGCCCACCAGGAAGCACTCCTTCTTGGTGTACTTCAAGCGGTAATCAGGATACTTCTCCAGCAACTCGTCAATACGGAAGTCGAGAGTAACGTCGCCAACAGTAATGAACGTGAACTTCTTCGCCAGAATGCTGTAGATCCGTGGGGAGATGTAGTCAGGGTTGTAACCCGAACCTTGGCTGTAAGTCAGGAAGGCAGCCTCACCTTCTTTCTTCATGCCACGGGTACGGATCTGTTTCACCAGCCACAGACCGTAGTCGTCCACCACCTTCTGGCTACGCAGCACCATGAGCTTGCGGTCATAGTAGCTGGTCAGAGCAACCTTGAAAGCGTTGATCTTGCGGATCGGCAGTTCCATGCGTTGCAGTTGCATGTGTTGCTTCACACCGTCAACAGTGAAAGACCCATCCTTCTGCACTTTAGGCAAACGGATCTGGTGGGTACTTTGAGCGCCGTCTACAGGGTGAAGCTGAATGCGCAGTACGTCGTAGGCACCTTCAACACCGGAAATCGATTCGGTCTTGTAGTCAGCTACCGCAACACCGGCGTTCTGCACACCCACTACCATCTTGGCAATGTCTTTGTGCAGGAAGCGCTGAGCGTACTCTTGTTTCAATACAGCGGAGCGGCTACGGAGCATGCTCTCGTCAAGCACGGTGATGAAGTTACCTTCGATCTTGCCGTCCAACGAGTTGATCTCTTCTTGAGAGATGTGCATGTATTCGCCCAGTGTCTGACCGTTCTCCATTTCAATGTGCTGGAAGGCAGTGCCCTTGCGCATGAAGAAGTTTTGTTCAGAGACTGTCAGAACGCCATCACGAGCACGTTCTTCCAAAGCCGCACGGATGCCAGACTCAGGGGTAGGGAACGCATCCTTGTTGGTCGAGATCTCCACCGAAGTGGTTTCAACGTCCAACAGGGAGTCATCTACGTTACTTGTCCAATCCCCAGCAGCTTCATCAGCTGTATGTTCTGCCGCATCTCCTTGCCCTTCCACCAGTGCGCCGTTATGTCCCGCGTCACTGCTGAAAACATCAAGGATGCTACTATCAGCAGAATGATCATCCACAGGCGCATCTTTGCCAGCAGGCGAGGTTGCTTCTCCGTTACCGGATGCTCGTCCTTGCCCTTTCGCAGCTCCCGCCTTTCCTTGAGCCACTGAAGCGTCGTTTTCCGCTCCACCGGATCCGTTGGCTCCTGTTCCATCTTTCTTCTCCTCGTCGGTAATATCCTTTTCACTTACCGAACCACGGGACAAGTTCATCAACGCCAAGTAGAAACGCTTGGTTACGTTGAGACGCTTGGGAGAAACTGCTTCAGTCTTGTCCTTCGTGTTCAGCTCGTCAAGCCAGGACTTGATCGTTTTAACGTTGATGATCAATGCCTTGCTGTTCGAAGTAAAGATGAAGTGCAGGTCGTCTTCCGCCTGAGGGCTCAACTTACCGAACAAACTGTACTCGTACTGTCCCTGTAGGAAAGCCAACAGATCCAGCAACCAGTATGTCCCCTCGGCTTTAGTTACCCGAAGAGATTGGTTACTAGGAACTGGAAGACCTTCTTTAAAGCTTCCGATATACTTTTCATAATCGACCATCAACTCTTTGTAAGAGGGAACGTTGATCGGGAGTTCCATTCGCAGGAACTGTTTACGGGTCTGTGTGCGGGCTGCCTCCTCATTCGCACCCTCAACCAACATGTTCAGCCGGTTGTAATGGATTTCGAAGTTAACGAAGGTCGCTGCACGTTGAGCCCAGGTTTTGTCCGCAATGCCGTAGTTCTTCACAACCAGCACATCGTTTCGGCGATACACCGTGTTGATGTCTTTGGTCCAGTTGTAGTTGTAGTGGCTGGCGCGATACGCTTGAATCGCTTTCTTGATGTCGAACGCCAACACACGACCATGCCCCAACACCGGAGTGAAACGAGGCACGAACTCAACGAACACGTCTTCTGGGAAGTTAGAGATAAACGCTTCCGACACAGAAGGACCGTACTCACTCGCCAGCTTCGGTACAAAGTGCACCAAGGCTTGCTTCGGCATGACAATCTCGCTCACGCCGATAAAGTTGGGCTCTATGAGCTCCTGTTTCTTCCGTTGTACAAACAGCTTGAAAAACTCACTGTACGTAAGAAGCCGCATTGTTACTCCTCAAGACCACTCGTAGCGGCCTTCAACATAAACAGAATCGGTTCGTTGACAGGGTCATAAAGGAAACGACCGCTGCCACTGATGTAGTACTCGCGCTTGCCGAACAGATCCCGAACTTCGGACTTACTGTCTTCGGCGTTCACGCTGTTGCTGTTCAACTGGTCACCGTCGTGGTCGGAGTCATAGCCCGCTTCACGAGAAGGGTCAACCGACATGGCATCGAAGTAGTCAGGGGTTTCCGTCCGGTGCGGGTAACGGGAACAGGTTTCCATTACTTCCCAATCAGGGGTGCGAATGGTCCGAGGCTTAGCCCCAGTGATCGTCACCAAGTTCACCTTGGCAGGAACGATAGAACCGATACCAATGATCGGGTAACGTGTCTGCTGGGTGATCTGATCCATGACTGTGGCTTGACACGACAGGTAGAACAGCTCCATGTACGTGATTGGACGAACCAGTTTACGGTCCTTATCCTTGGGGAGATCGTTGATGTCATGCAGCACACAAACGTCCTCACCATCGTCATAGACTAGGGCGAGGTAGTGTTTTTCAACGATGATCTCCTTGTTCCGCAGATGCACGTTGGAGAAGCCGTTGAAGAGTTTGTTCAACCCAGTAAAGGTCGACCACTTCTCAACCACATACGGTGGCACTTCGACGTACTCGTATTCGAGGGTCTTGGTGTTCACCAGCTTCACGGTCTGCGAACCAGGAGTAAAGATGTTCTGCAAGTACTTGCTCAGAAGAGCGTGCACACAGACGTACTGGTTGTTCAGCAGCGCTTGATACAGACCGATGTCCGTGGAGTTAGGGTTAACCCCGTTGGTCTTGAACAAGTCTGCCCGAGAGACCTTACGCGCAGTAATAACGTTACGGGTACCCGACACCACACCACGAGTAGACAAACGCTTCTGGAACAAACCCCCTTTACCTTCAGTCAAACCGAAGAGGTATTGGTCGATGTCGTTGAAGGCACTTTGCAGGGACCAACGCACGTTGTCGTACAGTGGGTTCTCCGCATCCCGTTGACTACCCAAACTGATGACTCGAGTCTTGAAGATCAGCTTCCTATATAGGTCGGTGATCTCGGGCTCAGTCGGAGCACCGCTCGGTTGGAACTGAATGTCCCGCAGACCCGCCGGAATCACCAACACTTTATTGCTGACGGCGATGTCACGGAACTGAGTGACCAACTTCACCCGCTGCTTACGTTTGTAGGAATCCGTCGTAGCAGGAACGATTTCGTGGAAGTGACGCATAAAGAAAGCAAAACCCGTCTCCCCGTCGAGGAGGTTGGATTTTATGAAATCTTTAGCCACAGGATCCCATACCGCGTATTCCGTTCCTTTCAGAATACTGAGGTACAAGGATTTTATTTGCGTCAGTGCTTTGAAGTAAGTTGGGTTGAAGAGCCCGAGCTTTGTGTCAATGTACGCTTCAGTTCTATCGCGCTCTTTGCTACCCAGCTTGCCGAAAATCTCTAGGGAATAAAGACCCTCGTCATTCAAGTTCTGGGTCATCCCTTCAAAGGCGTCCGTGGACGTTACTTCTTTGAAGACGCCCGGCAGAATAGTCTTTGGATCTAACAACTTAAGGTTTGTGGGCTTCATTCAAATTTCCCTTTATTAGGAGTTAGCACATGGCTGACGATTTTGATATGGATTGGGGCGACGACCCCTTTTCGGGGGACATGAGTTTTGACAGTGATTTTGACACCCCGTCCAACCATGGCTTCCTGCGTTCGTTCACCACGGGGTTTCTGAGCGGTTTGGTGGAGAAGACCGTCGGTGATACTGACGCTCGAATCGACACCTTAAAGATGGTGTTGCCGCGCAGTTACCTGGGAGCGTTCAGCACATTAAGTGATCTGAACCGCCGTCGTGCAGAATTGATGCAAGAGATCAAAGGCGACTCCTACGAGTCTGTCAAAGATCTGCAATACCTCGCTGGGCGCGCTGCGGATAAGCTCCGCAAGATTGCCCCTAATAAGATCGCTGACGGTTTTCAGAACTTTAGCCAAAATGATTTCAGTGATTGGGAGAAGGCAAGCAGTGGTGGTCGTGATTCCGGACCAAGTCTTTCCGACACCACCGAAGACGAAATAAAATCAGCCATTGACAACGCCGACGCCAACTCCGTGCTTGAACGGGAGACGATGATCGGTTCGGCTGGCGCTATCACGGACATGATGGCAAACGTCGGTGGTCGTACTCTGGCTAACTTGCAGGCCATGGGTCAAGGGACGGTACGTACTAACCAGCTGTTGGAGCAGATTGTTGACTTCCAACGTCGGGTTCAGGCGCGCAACGATGCCTTGAAACTTAACATCATGACCCGCTCGTATTTGACGGACGCTAAGTTCTACAAGTTCGTTGAAGCGAGTAACCACCGTATTGTTGAAGAGCTGAAGAAGATCAGCGACAGTTCTGCCAAGTCTGACTACGAAAAGACCACACACTCCCAAGCGGTGCGTAAGACTATCCGGGAATCCGTGTTCAGTTCGGTCAAGAGCAAGATCGGCGGTATTTCTGGTTTCATCGATGATCGTTTTGGCAAGAACGCTCGTGGCGAGTTCACTGGCGGCTCAAACGAGCTGATCAGTTCGATTCGCATGGCTGCCGAGATGACCGAGGGGATGGACCTTAACCTCGGGCAGATGTTGGGTAACGCTGCTGCGGGTATCTTCATCAACAACCTCCCCCGGATGCTTAAATCGGGCAAGGCGAAGAAGTACCTTGACGACTTCAAGAAGAAGTTCCCTGCACAGGCTAAGTGGGCGGAAGATGCTTACATCCGCATCACTGACTTGGGTAACGTGGCGTCGTACGGTCTGACCAACGCCGAAGGCCTGACCAACACCATGGCGAAGTATTACCAAGGTGGCCAGACGTGGAGCGAAGCCGAGGATTACGAACAGTATCTCGACCTGCTTCCTGAGGGTGAGCAGAAGCTCAGCAAAGTTGAGTGGACTCTCATCAGCAACGCTCGCAAGATTGGTAACAAAGCGTTTGCAGGTGTGTTCGACAACATGAGCCGTTCCAACGGTACTCAGTACACCTTAGCGCGGCGTACGTTGGACAATGGTCACGAGCAAGCTTTGTGGAACAACCGCTCCGACCGTACCCTCAACGAAGTGTTGCCACAATGGCTGAGTCAGATCCACTTGTCTCTTGAGAAGTTCCGGACAGGCGATGATGACATGCGGGCTATGACCTACGACTATGTCAAGGGTAAGTTCAACAGCCATGATCAGAAGATCTCCACCGTTCTCAACCAAGTGTTGGACAAACGTCAGTTCAGTAACCAAGCGACAATGGCGAACAATTTGGCGGAACAGATCGATGCTGATGGTGCCCTGACTCCGGAGGCTAAACGAGAGTTGGCGTTCCTTCTGGCGAAAGACACTGATGCGGACATGGGTTTCAGTCCTTACAACTACCTGCACGCCGATAAGGAGCACGGCGTGCCTCCTGCATTGGCGGCTGAGATCAAGCGCATGATTCAGGTGCAGTTTGGTATCAGCGACGATCACATCAAGGCCTTTAATGAAGGTACTGATGTAGACCGCTCGAAGGCTTTGATTTACATGCCGACTGAAAAAGGTCGTCAGCGAGTGGCAGAACTGGCGCCTTCGGCCAAATCGCTGGGTGCTTTCGCCCCTGACATCACCAACCGACTGGATGTCCTTAAGTCGAGCGGGTATTACGATGCAATGAAAGAAGCGGGTATCGTCACTACAACGGACGGTCAAGACAACGTCGACATGGAGAAGATCTGGGGTACGCTGAAAAGCTTCATCCAAGACACCAAGCGTGAGACCGCCCCACGCGTTCCTGACGCCGTTCCGTTGCCAAGCCGCGCCTTCGGTGGGGGTTATCCTCCGCAACCTGCTCCGCCTACCCCAGGACCTCTCCCACTGCCTGGTCCTACTCCCGTTATTCCGGAGTCGATCAAGCTGGATGGTTTGGAAGACCTGACCAAGTCCATGAGCGGTATGGAGGGCTTGAAGGAGACCATGGAACAGCTGGGCAAGTCCTTCTCGGGATACCGTCCTCCTGATGCACCTCCGACGGTGGACATCGTTCCTATCACCACAGGGCTCGAAGGGATCAGTGCTAAGCTTGAGCAGATGCTTGCTCTGGGGACTACTCGTAACCAGATCCTGACCGACATCCTCCTGCGTCAACCGGCTGAAGCCAAGCCGTTGTCCGAGAGTGATGAGAAGGAAGTGTCTCGTGAGAAGAAAAGTCTCCTTGATAAGCTGAAGGGAACTTCGTTCAAGGATCTCTTTAACAGTGGCGTTGAAAAGCTGATGGACAACCAACCGCTGATCCTGGGTGGGTTGTTGGGTGGTCTGGCTGGCTTGGCGGTCTACGATAAGAAGAGCGCTGCGTTGCTGGCGGGTGGCGCGATTATCGCTGGCGGCTACATGAAGCTGAAAAGCCTCAAGTCCAAAGAAGCTGACGATACACAGGACCTTTACGAGGAAGGGGCAGAGAACCCTATTCTGGAGGCGTCCAAGCTTCAGAACGGCGATTACTACGATGCCACTAAGGGCTTCTTGATCAAGTCCTGGAAAGACATCACTGGCAGTGTTGTGGACAACGTCACCAAGGTTGTGATTGGTGCTCGTCGTTTGGCCGGTAAACTCTTCACTTCGGAGAATAAGGAAGTCTTCCTGAGTGGTCTGGACAAGGTGCGGGAATACCTGCTCAAGGCGTACCACTTCATCGATCCGTTCAAACGGGTTAAACGTTGGGGTAATGCGCTGCGTACTCGCTTCTACCAGATGGACGTGTATAAGGAAGGGGAAGATTCACCGACACTCGTTGGGAAACGTTTTGAGTCGGGCGCTTATTGCAAGCGTAACGAATCGGGTGAGTTGGAGGTCATCAACGGCTGGAACGAGATTGATGGTCCGGTCTACACGCCTGAGGGTGAGGTCATCATTACTCAGGACGAGTACGACCGTGGGTTGCGTACCTCGATGGGGGTCAGTGTTAACAAGCTGCAAGAAGGCTCCAAGAAATTGGGTCGACTGGGCTTGGACTTCCTCGGTAAGGTGAAAGACAAAGCCTTGCCAATGATGGGAATGGCCGCGGATAAAGCGAAAGGTGCGATGACTGTTAGTTACGCGCCGATTGTGAACTCCGTAGATCGCATCTACAACCTGTTGCTCAAACACTGGGGCTACCAGCAGGAAGTAGACATTGAACTGCCTGAGCCGACCGTACAGCCTGTGGCAGGTCCTACCAAGGATCAACCAGGTACACCAAAGGGAACCCTCATCCCTACCATCGTGGAGAAACCCGAAGCGGATGTTGTTGATCCGAACAGGCCTTTCCCGAAGAACCCTTCCATCAAGCCTAAGACCCCAATGGAGAATGCGGTCGAGAAGGTTAAAGAGGATCTCGAAAGCAATACCCCTCAGGGTCGTCTGAACTCCCTTGCTGACAAGAAGGAGAAGAGTGAAGAGAAACGGAAAGCGGACTCTGAAGAAGCTCTGATCTACATGGCCAAGAACTTTGGCTTCGGTGCTAAGCCGGGTGAAGAGGAGAAGAAAAAGAGTCAAGGTCTGTTCGGTCTGCTGGCCAGTGGCTTTGGCGCTATCGCCAGTGGCATTGCTGGGATCACTACTTTCTTCACCAAGCGACTGTTCAGTGGTTTCCAAACCCTGTTCAGGTTCGGCTCTCTTGGTTTGAAGGTATTCCCTATCTTGGCGACCGGTATCACTGCGGTTGCTAAAGGGATCTTCACCCTCATTAAAACTCGCAGCGTTACTGAAGCTGGTGGTTCGGTATGGGATACTCTCACCGGGGGTGGTGAAGAAGATGCTGGTGAAGGCAAGAAGGGCAAGGGTAAGAAAGGCAAGAAAGGCAAGAAGGGTGAGAAAGCCCCTCGAACCGCGGGCAGTCGTTTGAAGACCGGTGTCAAAGGCGTTGGGTACGGCATGGCGGCTGGGATGGCTACTGACTTCCTGATGGATAGCGGTATTGTCGACGAAGACTCGGCTACCGGGACAGTGTTGGATGCGGCGAGTACGGCGGCCACTGCTTACGGCGGTTACCAAATGGCCGCTGGTGTTGCGACAGCCGCTGGTCTTGACATCAGTGCAGGTGCTGTAGCGACGGGCGTGGCTGCTGGCGGTGCTGCTGCTGCTTCTTGGGTGGGTGGTACAGCTGCGGCTGGTATGGTGGCGAACCTCGGCATTGCCGCGCTCCCTATGCTGTTGAACCCGTATGTCTTGGGTGCGATTGCTGTGGGTGCTGTTGGTTACGGGATCTACCGTTTTGTGAACCGTGGCGAAGGGAAACAGTTCGAACTTCGTATGGCTCAGTACGGTGTCTCTGACCCGGATTCCGATCTGGCGAAGAAGATCCTGAAAGCGGAAGAGATGCTTCTTTCCCATGTCGTCATCGGTAACGGTCGCGCTTCGTTCTCGAAGCAAGCCCCTATCAGTGAAGTGATTCAGATGTTTGTAAGCGATCCGAAGAACAACAAGGAAGTCGGTGACGTCTTTACTTGGTTCAACGGTCGTTTCAAGCCTGTGTTGCTGACGTACATGGCTTGCCTTGACACCATCAAGATGAAGTCCTTGAAGGAATACGACGAGGGCAAAACGCAAGACATCTACAAGGTGGCGAAGCAGACGCACGCGGCACTGAACGGGGTTCAACCTTACCCGTACTCCATCACGGCGAAGATCGATGCCGATACCCCTATCCTCGGTGAGAAGGCAACCCTGATCCGGGTTAACAACTTGCTGGGTGAGCTGAAGGATTACATCGACCGCAAGACACCATCTGAAGACCTGAACCCTATCACCACGCCTAAGGCTCAAAGTAAGGCGGGGCTTGAGAAGGAGAAGGCTGAGCTGAAACAAACCGTGGAAGGACCACGCGGTTTCTTTGACAGCAAAGAGAAGATGGCTCGGGTAGCCAAAGCTGAAACCCGCCTGCAACAGGTTGACGAGGAAATCAAACGCCTCAACGACTCTTACAAAGCTGGTGGAATTGTCGCTCAGATCTACATCAAGGATTTGATGCCGGACGACAAGGCAATGGACCTGATGACCGCCATCCGCGCTGCCTGCTACGGCAACGAGGAAGATGTTACATGGCGTGTCGAAGCGGTGATGAAGCTGGAGCGTTACTGCGAACCTTTGTTTGCTGATCGTGGGGAGTCGATGGAGTTCACTGGCCAGATTGGTCAGATCTTCAGTCTGTTCAAAGATTCCTTCCGGGTTAGCGATGGTGATGCAGACGATTGGTGCCTGTGGTTCCGTGACCGGTTCTTGCCGGTTCTGACGACCTACATGAACACCATGAAGACCTATCGCCGTGGACGCCCTGCCGTGGTGTGGAAGACCCTGTCGGCAACGGCTCGGTACGAAATCGCCAAGGCATTGGTTGAAACGAAAGGTAAGGGTACGCTGTGGTTTGACTTCTCCATCTGGACTGTACGGGCATCTCCTTTCAAAGGCACTAAGTCTCCCGCTAAACCTGACAAGGTAGATCGGATGCTGAAGCTGCTGGGTGAAGCCAGTACTGCGGCGAAGTTAAAAGATCCTGAAGCAGAGGCCGGTAAAACCAACGCACAAACTTGGGCGAAGACTGTATCCCCGCACAAGGTCGGTGGCGACTTCCAACCTGAGGCGCCTAACGTCGATGACGTGAGCAAAGCCAAAACCCGTGGTGAAGTAGCGGGCGGTGGTCAGTTCGGTACCAATGGGTCTGGGACAGGCAACACGTACTCGGCAGGCGGTGTGTATCAAACGCCTTCCAACAAGTACGGGTTCGTTCCACTGGGTGGTGACTCCGATACCAGTCACTTGGACATGTCGGGTGTTAAAGCTCAGGAAGGGAATGACAAAGGGGTTAAGGTTCCCAAGAAGCTGGCTCAACAAATCCTGATTCGGGAAATGCTGAAACAAGGCTTTACGGATCCTCGGGAGATTGCGGAAGTACTGGCGCTGACGGATTACGAGTCGGGCGGTTATCAGAACACCACTGAGAGCCTGAAGTACTCTGATCCGAAACGTTTGGCGAGCATGTTCAGGGAAGTGAAGAGCGTCGAACAAGCGCGCATGCTGATTGACCAAGGTGAGGTGGCCATTGCCAACACTGTTTACGGTGGCGGTAAAGGTGCATCCATTGGTAACCGTGAACCAGGAGACGGTTGGAAGTATCGTGGGCGTGGTTTCATTCAGCTCACGGGTAAAGCGAACTACGCCAAGACCGGACAAGAGTTGGGGATTGACCTGGTTAACAAACCGGAACTCGCCTCCAATGACCCTAACGTCATGGCCGCTGTCGCTGTTAACTTCTTCAAGAACAGCAAGCTTCTGCGCAGTATCAGTCAGACCGGCAACTTCGGTGAAGCCGCAAAAGGACTTAACGGCGGTAACGAACTTCCAGGGATGCCTAAACGGTATCAGTTGTACCTGTCTTACCTGGAACAGTTGCAGAAAGGCGAACTCTCCACGGAAACCAGTACTGCCGAGGACCCAGCAGCTGCCGAAGGGCAAACGGCTGGTCAGATGTACGGTGGTGGCGGTTCCAGCGGTGGTGGCTCTACAGGGGCTCCTGCGGCAAGTGGTGGGGGTGGCGAAGCTCCAATGATGGGAAGCGGTAATCTGCCTTCTCTCGCTAACGCACCTGCGGGTGGCGGAGCATCTGGTAACTATCAGACTCCAGCTCCAGCGGGCGGTGGTGGGTACGGTAGTAACCCTGAGATGGATCCAGCCGCTGTTCCGTTCAGCGGGCCATACCAAGACTCCGACTTGCTGGTTAACAGCAATGCTTCGGGGACTAGTGGGCTTCGTCTGAAATCGGCTGAGTCGGTTGCTGGTGGTAAGGCTCACCCGGGTCTTACAGCGTTGTGCAAAATGATTCAACAGCGAGTACCGGGCTTCAAGGTGTTCACTGCTCTGAACGACGCGTACCACGTTAACAAAGGTTCTAAAGGGGCTCACCCTAAAGGACTGGCGGCTGACTTCACGTTGACCAATGGCATTGCAGGCAGTGATCGTGCTGCGACGATGGTAACGGAGATTCTGCGTCAAGCAGGTCTGCAACCCGGTGCCGAGTTCTTGGTCATCAACGAGTACAAGCGGAAAACTGCCATCGGTACAGGCGGTCATGTTCACGCGGGCTTTAAGTCGCCAGCGGCAGCACAGAAGTTCTTGGATGCAGCAGGTGGTACCCAGACCAACGGTCAGGACACTACCGGTACTGGCGGTGGAGCGGAAGTAGCGCCTGAAGAGGCACCAAACCGTGCACAGCCAACCCTGCCACCAGGTAACCCAATGTCTGCACCGGATGAAGAAGGCGGTGCCGCAGCTCCAAGCGCACAACCAGCTTCTGCTGCACCGGGTGCTGGCTTCACAGGCTTGCCTCTTCCTAATCAGCCACCTCCTCAGCAACCGCTTCCAGAGGGTTACAAAGGACCGGCGCCAGCTCCTCAGGCGCCAGCACCTGTTGCTCAAGCACCGAAGGCAGCTCCGGCTCCTGCGACGCCTGATAACAGTGCTCAAGTGGCTGAGCTGATGAAGAGCTTGATTGCCGCAACACAATCTTCTGGGGGTGACAACGCGCAGTTGTTGAAAGCCGTCCTAGATCAACTGGTTCAACTGAACAAGAAAGGGGAGAAAACTCCTCAAGGCGTGAAGGTGAACTAACCGGTAAACAGGGGAGGCAACTCCCCTGTTCTTTTTAGAGAGATTGTCTATGGCTACGGTATCCACACGAGATCGGGACATTATCACGAAATCGTTTCGTATGCTGACCCGAGGGATTCCTCCAAGTCAGCTGTTGGAAAAGTTGGACTGGGATAACTACTTCAACGTATTTTCCAGTGCAACAGGCGACAACCGTTACATCAACCCGATTGCACAATTCAGTCCTGCAACAGATCCACGTTACGGCCGTCTCATGGTTACCTCCGAAGGTGGCATGGGCAGCATGTGGAAGGACATGTACGAAGACAACGTCACCCTGCTCACCTTAACAGCAGGCGTGCCACAATTTGCGGGGCTGCTCAGTTTTATCACCAACATGTTCAGCCCTACTGCGGCGATCATTGCGAACAAAGGTCGCGCACCCGGCTTGGCGTTCTACATGGGCCAAGCGGCAGGCTCCATCGCGTTTGCCGGCATTCAGATGATGTCGATCAGCGTTCAGTTCTTGGCGTTCATCATGGACTCCCCAAGAAACAACTTCTACACTATTAAACCGTCAATGGGTGCTTACACCATGGCGGCAACAGGCGTGCTCAACGACCTGATGGTGAAGCTGGGTTACATCGATCCAATCCTGCCGAAGCGTGCTCAGGAACAGCAGGACCCGTTGTACGGTCTGAAGCCTGACTACGACAACAGCAACTCCGTGGCCAGCCTCAGTCTGTTGATGCCTGACGTGGTTAACAGCGACGGCACCATCGATTTGATGCGTCTGGTAATGAAGGGGACGCGTAAGCATCGCAAGATGCTGAAGAAGCTGACAGAGCTGGACAACGAGACTCTGAGTACACCGGACGAGAAATTGGTCCGGGCTCAGCAGTTGATGGAAGAGATTACGTTTGGTCAAGACGTGATTTCGGGTTCTCCTTCTCAGAGCTACATTGAAGCCGAGATGGGAACCGTTGGTAAGGTCCGTGGTGAAGACGAAGGTAACTTCAGTGAGCAGGACAGCGCTTACACCAACAGGGCGGCTTACGAGAACACCAGCAACGCTGGCGTGGGTGTGGCTGACTTAGGTGTGGCTGGAGCTGCTGCTGCGGCTGCTGGCGGTGGCGCTAGTCCTCAGGGCATGGGCGAGACGACCTCTTACGGTTCAGGTCCCGCCATTAACCCGAACGAGAACGCGGGTCGTCCTCAGACTGCTACACCAGGGGCTAACCCTAACGTGGCGGGTGGTCAACAAGAGTACTACGCGGATGACCCGAACGACCGTACGTGGGCGGGTGATGTTTATGACCTTGTTCAAACAGCAATCTACGGTGGTATGGATGCGCTCACTTTCCGTGTTGAGACCAGTTCTGGCTCTATTACTGACAGCTTTAGTAGCAACCACGGGCCTTCACCAATGGCGGAGAAGTTCAACTCCATTGTGTCTTCGGCTAACGACTTCAAATTCGACGTGGCTGGTGGTGCAACGGGGATCGGCATCATCGACTCCGTGGTTAACACAATCAAGGAAGGTGCAATTGGTGCCTTGTCAGGTTCCGTTATTGGGAACATTCCACTCGCGCTAGTGAACAACTCGTACGTGAAGATCCCGGACCACTGGACTGGGGCCACGAGCAACCTGCATACTGAAAGTTACGAAATGAACTTCCAGTGCAACTACGCTCACCCGTACGAACAGATCATGAAGATCTGGGTGCCGTTTGCGTTGATCCTCCCACTGGTGGCTCCATTCAGTTCGGGCGGTTCGATGTACACCGCTCCGTTCTACGTGAAAGCCTTCTGCCAGTCTCGTTCGATTATTCGGACAGGTCTGGTGAGTTCTGCTCGCTTTGTATTCGGTGATGGTGAAGCCGGTTGGACCAAAGACCGTAAGCCGTTGAACCTCAAGATCACTCTTGAGATCGCGGACATGGAGCCTCTGGTGTCTGTCCCAATCGACCGCTCCATGAGCCTGCTGCGTCTGACCAACCCAGCCGACGTTGCGCAACGTATCTTCTCTGACGATACCGCGTACAACAACTACCTCAGTCGTTTGACCGGTGTAAGTTACCTCGACACCGTAATGCGTTATTCCCGTATCAACCGTCAACTGACGGGTGTGGTATTGGACATGAAGCAAAGCATCCGGGCTGACAACATCGCCGCGAAGATCTCTGACTCCGTAGTGGCTGACTTGGCGCGTATCTTCACCAAGCCTATTTCCCGATAAGGCGGTTATAACCCCCTACCCACCCTGAGAAGGAGTGGGTAGGGGGTTATAGTTGCTTGCTTACAAATCGATCTGAGGTGCGTTCTTCAATACACGCTTCAATTCAAACACCGCATTGCGTTCGGTAAACATACCGGCGGTGGCAATCATCGGGATCAAGTAATCAACGGTGCTCAACAGTTCGATCATGTCAGAGCTGGCCGTGTTGATCAGTGTCAAGTCATACGCCATACCGAATTGGGTATACGCCATCCACCAGTCCGGACCACACACCTTGGTCAGGATAAACAACAGCTTGTCCCGGAGGATAGGGTAGTCTTCCGGATACACGTCATCGTCGAAGCGGAAAGAACGGAAGATGGTCTTGATGAACTCAGGGTAACCGGCATTGATTGCGTTGATCCCGCTTTGGTCCAACAGCGCCAGCACTGCATCAATACTTTCGATGTCACCGTTGGCGATCATGGTCCGAACACTGTCCACCATGATCTGCTGAGCAGTACGACGATCCTTATAAAGGTCGTAGATGGACTTGTAGCTGTCCTTCATACCCAACTGAGCGGCCATCTGCATAACCGAGTTGTACATGGCATGCTGAACACTGGTGTCAATGAATTCGTTGATGCCCGTGAACTTGTTGATCAGGCTCAGAGTTTCACGACCTACTGAGGTACGCCAGTTCTGGTTAACCCGGAAACCTTTACCGTCCGATGTAATCAGACCGTTGATGTTGGTACCCGTGATGTTCTTGAACTCAGTGGAGATCATCGAAGCCAGCTTACGCATAGCCGATGTCTTACCGCTAACAGGAACACCCATCTGACCCGAAGCAGACGACAGGATCGAGTCATCACTCAGGGTTACACCGTTGGGACCGATCTTGATCGCCTTGGTGATCGCCTTGGTGTTCAACAGACCACCGGACAACATACCGATGATACCGTCCAACTCAGACACCGCACTGGACTTGTACTTGGTGATTGTGCCTTTAACCGAAGTGTCCTGTGGCTTAACCAGTGCCACGCCTTCCTTGAGCTTATCACCCGTTACATCCATCGGGGTGAGAACGCCTTCCTTCACCGTACCCATCTGGGTGTTGGTTTGTTTCTTAAACATGCTTAGGCTGTTGCCAAGATCCAGCCCGTCGAAAATGCCACCAGCCATAACAGACTCCTTGAACAAAAAATAAAAGAAGTAGCAGGTGGGCAGCCGAAGCCACCCACCTTTTACTCATGCTTTAGGATCTTCGGACTCGTCGTGCTTTTTGCCCCGATGACTACCCATGACCCCGATGACTTCTTCAACGGTATGGACGTTCCCCTCTTCGTCGGTAACCGTGATGGTAATCACACATGACTTCATACGTAAAA